TCCCACCGTCAACACGTCGTTCAGATCGTCGCCGGCCAGCACTTTTGTGTCCGTCATAGTGTTCTTGCTTTGACCATCAATGCGACTGTCAAACATGAGCTCGGAAACACTCACGTACCGCTGCCCGGCCGTGTTGGCGATATCTGTCAGCATGTAAATCTTGCCGCCTACATTTACAAGCGCCTTCGGTTCGTCGCCGGTTAAATAGTCGCTCGCTATGCGGTAGGCTTTTTTCAAGCTGTTGTCGGCATAATTATGCTGAGCGATGTACGCCGCACCCGGACCGGAGAATAACTGTAAAATCTGTTGTCCGTAAACAACGGCCTGTTCTGCCACAAGCGCGTCGGAGGCGCTAAGCCCCGCCGCTTCCTTGACCGTATCAGTAAGTGCGGGGAACGCCTTGTCAATTAACCCGAAGGACGAACTGACAGCGCCGTTTACGAACGCCCCGTCACTATGCTCAAAAGTACAATAGTACATGTCATTGTCAGGATCATAAGCGATCCCCCGCACGCGATAGTGCACGGGCGCAAGCTGCCATGAATCAATTTCAAGTGTGTCAGGGTCGATTACCGCTATTTTGTAGGCGTTATCGCCGTTGCCGCACGCCGCATATATTTTGTGTGTGTTGGGGTTGTAGCATATACCGGCGCCCTGGCCGCCGTCCGCGATCACTTTGGACAGGCCCTCCACGGGTGTGAAATCTGTATCATACGCCGTCAATACCAGATCCGTGTTCTCGTTCTTATCCGCGTAGCTTGTGCCGTATGCTACAACGATCCTGTCATTGGCGGAATCGTAGCAAGCACCGCGCAGCGAATAATCCCGCACGTTTGCCGAACTTGCATTGAACTGCTTAACAACGTGTTCCACCGGCGCACTGTCCCGCACAGCCTTGCTTACTATCAGGGGTTTTGTGTTGTACGTCCCGCTGTCATTTACCACAACGCTGTCGTCCGACCAGATCGGAGCGCTGAGCTTATACGTGGCCATTGGTACAACAACCTTCTCACCGCTTGCCAGCGCAGTCTCAAATGCAGCTGTATCGTCCGTGGTTCCGTCACCCTTTGCCCCGTACATCTGAGGAGTTACATATCCGCCGCTGAGAGCCTCAACGCCGCCGCTGCTGTTGAAGGTGAGTATCTTGTTGCTGCCTGACGCATTAGAAAGCGTTGCGGCAAGCGACTGGAGGACCTGGGGCATAGATTCGATGTTCCGTGCAACATTGGCGGCGGATTCCGCTGCCTCATTTGCTGCATTTGCTGCTTCCGTCGCGGCTTCTGTCGCTTCATTTGCGGCTGTGGCCGCGCCCTCGGCTGCTTCAAGGCTTGATTCAATATAGTTTATGACGCTCTCGGACTGCGCCCCGTCTTCCAGAGGGGACTTCTCAACGTCCAAGATGAAATTTGCCGTTGCGCGCCTTCCACTTGCATTCGTGAAGACAAGCTCTGCAATGCAGGGTCCCCACATAGCCGTCATCTGCTCTTCAAGCGTGATAGTGGCCACGTTGCCGCGGAGCACCACCGTGCCGCCTGCATAGACGTTCTTATCCGGTTTTCCGATGTTGATCACAGCCGTATAGCCAGCCAGTGAGAAGACCGTATCGCCATCGTAGACCGTGAAGTCGATGGTATATCCCCTGTCATACTGATTGACCGGCACAACTACCGGCGCATCGCCGGGAATTAAATTCAAGTTGTAGGATGCCATTTACTCTGTTTCCACCTCCTCAACTTCAAGATTTACATACTCGCCAAATGTTACCGTTGTGTACATCTCTTCTTCAGATTCTTCAATCTTCGTTACCCTTGCGGATACGAAGATCATTCCTTCCGTGTCCGACAGCTTAACCGTGTCACCGACATTAAGAACAATGTCCGGGTCAAGAATATCGGCTGAGAATTCTTCCTGCATGTGGTTGCGCTTTCGGAGTTCCGCCACTGCCTTGCTGAGAAGCATCTTCTTGTTGGATGTGTCATACGAGAAGAAAGCGATAACCCATCCGCCGCCTTCGTCCTTGGCCTTGAATCGTCTCCAGTTCTCTCTACCCTTTCGACTGTATAAGCTGCCGCCTTCGGATAGCCAGATATCACCGTCATCGTAAGTCATGCCGACTAAGTTGATGGGATTCTCTTCGCCTTCCGGAGTGCCGCCTTCGACCCTCAGAGCAGTAGCAAATGTCGCAAGGCTTCTCTTTCGCTTGATAGAAGATATCTCTCTTCCTGCAACAAGAGGCTTTTGCAATGCCTTTCCGCGCTTCTTGCGGATATCGATGTACATTCCTGTAATCCGGAGACCGTCAATGTCAAAATCGAACTCAAGCTCTACACCGAAGCTGTTGGCCACAGACAGGATCCTCTCCATGACAGTTGATGTGGAATCCCAGGAAAGAGTCCGCTCATTCCTCGGGATGTCATTGTGTCGGATTGTGAAACCGCTGTCCTTGATGAATAGATTCAAGTAGTACGTGATGCGGTGTTTCCCGTCTGCTTCCATCGCCTTTGCTTCTTCGCATACGAGATCGATGCCCCCGCCTTCGAGGTGCATCCACACGCGCCCTAATTCGGGTTCGCTCTGCGACTCCAAGATGGTAAAGACCTGATACCGGTTAAGGCGCTTCCTGAGGACATACCCGCCCGGCTCCGCACATCGTTCTGCCTTTCTTCGCATCCCCTTTGGATACTCAAGGTAACACTCCATGATTGGAGCACCCGTGTCCAGCTCGTCCTGATACACATCACCCGTGATGATCATCCCGTCTCTTGCACCGGCCATGCCGAGGACATTGAGCATTTTGTCCGTAAAATAAACAATCACTCCCACACCTCCCGATACGTCATGGTGTACGATGTGGGTTTTGCTCCCATGTCATCTGTCGTGACTGCACTGCATTCAATCCGGTTGAATCCCGGCTTCAGTGAGAACTCCATCCAGTTGTTGTCAATACTTCCAAGTGCGGGATTCGGTCTGCCGTTCGACCTGATTTCTCCGGTCGAGCAGTCAATCACGATGTTCTCTGATGCACGCATGACGTTGGCCAGCTCGTCCTGTGATGTCCTGCCGGTTGCTATGCTCTGAGCCGACGCAATGCCGAGACCGGACATCTGCTGCTGACCTTTTACTCTGGCCAGAGAGACACATACATACTTGGGATTAGTCCCCTGCATGATGGATGTGTAAGCTGATGCATCGATCTCGTAGGTCTCTTCGCCGAGAGTGAAGGTGTAGATATCTCCGAATCGTGTAATGCCGATGCCTATGCCATTGATACCGCTGATCGGATTATCTTTGCCGACCCTCACGCGCACTTTCTTGGCCTCGACACCGTATACGCACATAACCGCTGTGGCATACGCTGAACCGACTCCGGTCTTTTCAAGAATGATTTCCGCTTCTTCGATTTCCGCTGTCAGCGTGTCGCTCTGTTCGATAATCTCTGAAACAAGTCCGAAATGGAAATATCCGACCTCACGAAGATCGTCCGTGTAAAACAACGGCTGTGCTGTGACAACGTAGTTACGCATTGTCGTCTGCGTGATTGCTTTGTAAAGCGTCACGCCTGTCACTTCGGAAGTATCTATCGTAGGATCAACGATTTCTTCCTCTTCCTCGGTCTCTTCCTCGTCTTCCGTGCTCTGCTCACTCGGAATGACTCGCGCCATGGTTAAGTAACGAGTGCCGTTAATGGTGACCACTTCCTGAGAGCCGTCATTGACTCTGACCGGTGTCATGCGGTAGTATTCCTCCGCATATCTTGTCACTGTATCCGGATAGATGCCCGTATTGAGGAAGGAATTTGCATTTGCAATTAAATTTCTCGTACCTCTTGCAAGGCCCACGTTGTTTGCATCAGGCGTGCCGATGGCAATCATGTTGCCGGCATCATCCGAAAATAGCAAGCTTTCTGTCTCTGCCCTCGTTGTCGTTCGGAGAATCGGATAAGCATCCACTGTGCCTCTATAATCAAGCTCGATAGTTGCCCGTCCGCCGTCTGCCTGGACCGTTATGCTGTGTTCATCCACCGCATACTTGTACGGATCCGAGCAGACGAAGACAAGCTCGCCCGTTACACAGAGATCTCCGGTATCCTCCATTTCGATATTTGTCAGCGTGCCACGAAAGAACTTATCCGGCTCATCATTAAAAATCAGCTCCGCTTCTTCTTCCTTCAGGAGCTTCTTGAGAGCATTGAACTTGTAAGCGTAGTCCCTTGCGTTTTTGGTATTCATCTGGAAACCCACATGGATCTCTCTCGGCTTCCGCCTGACAGAGCGAAAACGCGCTCCGTCCCTGTCTGAGGACTCTGTCTGGGATACCTCCCTTTCGTTCCCCTCGCGTCCCGATGTGTACAGTGTCCTGTACCCGGGGACCATTTTCTCGATGAAGCTCCCGTTGAAGCACAAGGCTTCAGACGGGAGCTCGTCAAGAGGCTTTAAGAGTTCTGCTGTATCATGGAATTTATACATTTTATGCTCCTATTCCTCTTCTGCGTTTTTCGTTTCTGTTTATGTCGCCGCTCGTCTCTGCCGCAGCACGTCCGATCTCACGCTTATCGATGTAGGTCTTGACAATGATTGTCTGGTCTCTCGTGTAGCTCAAAGATTCATCAAGTCTGGCATCCACACCGAAGTCCTTTATATCCGCCTGGGATTTCCGAAGGATGTTGGACGGGATAGCCGCTATCTTCCGCGCCTGCGTCTTGACCATGCCCATCGACTTCTGGAGACCTATGGCATAGCCCTCACCGGTCCACTGTCCATTTTTGATTTGTACTTTAGACGGTGATCCGATTTTGGCTTTTGCCTGAATCGCTGCATTAGCTGCCGCAGCTAAAGCCGCCGCCTGCGATGCAACCGCTCCGGCCTGTGAAGCGAGACCTGCCGCCAGACCTTGACCGATATACGATCCTGCCGAGTACGCTGAACCATAGCCGCCCTGCATTGCCCCGGTTGCCGCACTGACAAGGGATGCACCTGCCGCAGCAGCTGAACCAGCCGCCGCTGATACGCCATTCGCGTAGTTCTGACCTGTCTGCTGACCGGCGACTCCTGCCTGTGCAGCGCCTCTGTTCATGGTGGCTATGATCATAGCCACCGTAGCAGTAACGATTGCTCTTGCTCTCGCTCCGCCCGATGTGAGTGCCGCAGTGACTCTCGTCACGCCCGTCTTAGTGGTCGATACAACGTCTGTACTGCCCTTCTTGACGGTAGCAGTCACCATTGTCATTGTTGCAGTGACCGTACTCGTAAGCATATTAAGCCCGCTCTCGACTACGTTGATGGATGTCTCCATCTGAGAGAGCGATGATGCCGCGCTCGATGCCTTAGATGCAATGCCGGACACTGATGCAAGTACAGCCGCCGCAGATACGGCAAGCGCCGCCATGCCGACCGATGATGCCGTTACCGCCGCGGCAAAGGCCACAAAGCCTGCCGTAGCTCCCACAAGGCCGGCGACCGCCGCGATCATAATTGCGCTGAACGCTGTAAGCGATGCCGTGAGAGCGATGATACCAGCTGACAGAGCCAGTGTCCCGGCTGTGAGTGCCGTAAATCCTGCCGTGACCGTCATGGCATTGGCACCTATTAACATAAGCCCCGCGCCCATCAGCGTGACACCAGCCGCGCAGACAAGCACACCTGCCCCGAGCGCCATAACCGCCACACCGAGCGCAAGCACGCCAGCCACCGCCACAACCGCTCCTGCTCCTGCGACCACAAGTCCTGCTCCGAGGACTACTGCCCCCGCACCTGCCACAAGCGCACCAGCACCCGCAACGAGCATGGCCGCGCCCAGCGCAAGTAAAGCCGCCGCGCCCGTCATGCCGTATGTTGCTAAGTTAGGCAACGCCGATGAAAGTACCGCCACCGCTGCCGCCGCAAGAAGCGCACCTACCGAAACGAGCAGAACGGCCGCTCCGAACGCCACAAGGCCCACAGCGCCCGCCGTTAGAGCTGGGGCTAATAATGCCGCACCGACTGCTAAAGCGGCCATAACAACCACCATAGCCCCGAACATAGCGATTGCCGGGGCGCCTGCGCTTGTAAGCGCAATAGCCGCCGCGGCCATAATGGCAAATCCGGCCGCCACAAGTAAAACGGACGCTCCGATCATAAGGAAAGCTGTACCGGCAGCGGACATCTGTGCCGCCGTTGCCGCCGCGTGTGTTACCAGTGCCATCATGCCGAGAGACAATGCCGCAACTCCGACCACCAATCCTGCCATGACCGCGATAGCCGGACCGCCTGCTCCTGCGAGAGCAATAGCAGACTGTGCCAAGAGAGCGAACGCCGCCGCTGTGAGTAAGAGTCCTGCACCGATCATCATGAAGGACTTAGCCGCCGCAAGCATCGGACCCGTTGTCTGTATTGCCGCCGAACCTGCTTCCGACATTCCGCTTGCCGTAGATGCCAAATGATTGCCGATACCGCTTGCAATAGCGGTTGATAACTTCATGAACGCGCCGCCGATGGTCATTACAAGGCCGGCGACAAATCCGGCGACCTTAAGTGCCGCGAATGCCGCGGCCACCTTCGGCAACAGAGTGATAATCCTTGCTATCGTGTCTGCATGTGCCTCGATGAATCCCGCAAGGGATATAAGCGCACCGGATACCACACTGCACACATCTGCAAAGCTTGTGAGACTGCTAAGCGAACCGAACTGCCCGTTCATCTTGCCGAGTGCCTGTCCGACTGCCGAGAACGCCTGTCCGAATGCAGAGCCTACTTGCTTTGCGTACCGCATGAAGATGCTGAAGTACTTACTTGCGTTTGTTACGAATTCTCCGAGCTTGCCTTTTTCGAGACTATCGTTGATACCGGAGACCATCTCTGTTGCGGACTTGACAATTCCTCGGAAACTCGGAGAGAGTTTATTGAAGATGGTGACGCCGAGACCTTCCATAGCACTGCCGAAGATCGTTACATCACCCTTAAGGTTGTTGAGCTGTTCAGATGCCTGCTGTGCCGCGGATCCTGTCGCCGACCGGAGTCCTTCCTCGAACTTATGCACCGTATCAGTTGTGGATACGCACATCTTGTCGAATGCCTTCATGCCGTAGCTTGTGAAGATCGTAGCTTCTGCCGCCTTCCGCTCTTCATCCGTCATGCCGGACATAGCGGTATTCAGCTCATCGACAACCGTGTTGAAGTCTCGCGCTTTGCCCTTGCTGTCGTAGACGTTGACGCCGAGTTCCTTGAGCTTGTCAGCTGCCGCA